GCATGATGTGCTTTGACTGACCCTAAAAAGCTTCATATTTTAACTGCTTGAATGTTCAGTTAGTCCCTTTCATGGTGGGCTTGACTCATTGTCAACCCCTGTCTACGTTAGGATAGGGATAGATGCAACGCCGCGTTTGTGCTTTCCCTGGCGCTCCTTCAAGGTTATTCGGTAAATGAGGTGATCTACCGAATAAGGACAAGGTACTTTGAAGTTGTTTCAACTCGTAGAGTTGGGCGGGTTATTTCCCCAGAACCGAGCGCCAAATATTTCCTAAAAGGGTCTAACCATAAGAAGCCAGAGCTTTGAAGGGTAAGTCTTGATTGATAAACAATGATCCCAGAGGCATCAGTGGTTTCTGCTGAACCGATAGTTGATTCATCATTCAGTTCGGCAGTAAATAATATCTCATCGCTCTCTGAGGAAGAGAAGCGAGAACTGCTTGATGTTATTGATCGTCTCCAAGGCATCGCAGCCTTCAAGAAAGCACGAACCTCTTTCATCTCATTTGTGAACATGGTCTGGCCTTCATTTATTGAAGGCTCACACCATAAGATTATGGGTGAAGCTTTCGGGCGGGTAGTTCATTCTGATCTCAAGAGACTCATCATCAATATGGCCCCTCGGCATACTAAGAGTGAGTTTGCAAGTTATCTGCTCCCGGCTTGGTATCTCGGTAACTTCCCTGATGAAAAGGTTATTCAGACTGCTCACACTGCTGAGTTGGCTGTTGGGTTTGGGCGGAAGGTTCGTAACCTATTCGAATCAGATGAGTTCAAGAAGATCTTCCCCGGCGTGGCCCTCAGGCCCGATTCTAAGGCCGCAGGTCGGTGGGCGACCAATCATGGAGGTGAGTACTTTGCTATCGGCGTGGGCGGTGCTGTAACCGGCAAGGGTGCAGATCTTCTGATTATTGATGATCCACACTCTGAGCAAGAAGCACAGCAAGGTAATCCTTTAGTCTTTGATCGTGTCTATGAATGGTACACATCAGGCCCTCGGCAACGACTCCAACCAGGGGGAAGGATTGTGCAGGTTGCAACGAGGTGGTCGCAGAGAGATTTGACTGCTCAGTTGTTAAGGAATTCAATGGAACGCGGCAAGCAGGATGAATGGGAGCTGATTGAGTTTCCTGCCATTTTACCTAGTGGCAATCCTGTTTGGCCCGAGTTCTGGTCTCTTGATGAACTGACCAAGGTAAAGCATGAGTTACCTCCTTCGAAGTGGTCGGCGCAGTACCAACAGGATCCATCGGCAGATGAAGCCGCCATCATCAAGAGAGAGTGGTGGCAGATGTGGGATGATAAGAATCCGCCGAAGTGTGATTTTATTATTCAGTCATGGGATACTGCATTCCTCAAAACTGAACGTGCTGATTTTTCTGCCTGTACTACATGGGGTGTCTTCTATCATGAAAACACCGCAACCGGGAAGTTTATTCCAAATGTGATCCTGCTGAACGCAATTAAGGAACGCATGGAATTTCCAGAATTGAAGAAGAGAGCATTCCAGCAGTATCAACAGTGGGAACCGGATGCTTGCATTATTGAGAGCAAGGCTGCTGGTTCTCCTCTGATCTTTGAACTGAGAGAGATGGGAGTTCCGGTTAGTGAATATTCTCCCTCTAGGGGTAAGGATAAGATTGCCCGAGTTAATTCAGTGGCAGATCTCTTCGCGTCAGGGCAAGTATGGGCTCCCCGAAATCGGTGGGCTATCGAAGTGATCGAGGAGTTTGCAGGATTCCCTGGTGCAGCCGCACATGATGATCTTGTTGACTCTTCTACTCAAGCGTTACTTCGGTTCCGGCAGGGTGGTTTCATTACTCTCTCTTCTGATCAAGAGTATAATGATGAACCACCAGAAAGATTTTCTCCATATTAGGCATTGTAGCTATCGATGGATATAGATTGATTTAGAGAAGTAAGTTCACAGAATCGTAAGTAGCGTTTCTGAAACCAAAGCCTGACAGACTTAAGCGACAGCACGCGGACTGTCAGGCTAATTGCGTGCAATGAGGTGATTCAAAATGGGTAATACAACTTTTAATGGTACGGTTCGATCTGAGAATGGCTTTAGTACAATTAGTAAGGCCGTATCGACTGGAGTCGAAACGGTCGAGGCAGACTTTAACGTAAGGCCGAACTTCAGAGTTTCTGTAGATAATACGACCTTCGCGGGGGCTGGCGGCGCTACGGATACCCTTACAATCCAAGAGTCTGGTACTACTTTCGTTGTAAATGGCACGGCGGCTAACATAGTAAATATGCCAGCCCTGAGTACGGCTAATGTGGGGGTCCAGTATCATTTCTTCTTGACTACTCCTGTTGGAGGTAGTGTCACTACGACATTTGTCCTGCCGGGTTCTGGGGTATCGAACTTCTACGGACTTGTCCAACTCGTAGATGGTACCGCTCACAATCCCGACCAAGCCATATCCGGAGACACTATTACTTGGCCGAATAGCACGCTTGTCAATGCGAGGTTATCAGTTACTTGCGTCACTGATGATGGAACGAATTCGACTTGGAAGGCCGAAGCCTTAAGCAGCCCGATCACTACCATTGGATAATCATTGAACGATCCCCGATGGTACAGGAATTTCACTCCTCAAGGACGAGAGGTCGCAGATCAGACAGCACATCTGATCTGCGGCCTAGTCTTATCTGCTATCGGAGGAGCCTACTTATCGATGGTGGTTCTCTATGTCAGAGAGTTCTGGCTGCAATGGCCCGTTAAGCGAGTGGCTGATACGAGGAAAGACATGGCGTTCTGGATTGGTGGCACAGGGATCTGGGAGATTGTGAGGTTGCTGAATTGATTTATCCTGCTTGTGTAAAGCAATACTATAGAGCAGAGCTTACTGCTGCAACTGGGGCTGTAACTGCCATTGATAGACCGTGCGTTATCAAGTCTATTTCTGCTAGTCCTCTGGTTGATACGAACACAGCAGCTATTCCTTCGATGATTCTCAAGGTTTTTGACGGTACTGATTCGTCGATGATTATGCGATTCGCAGGATCAGTTGGGGCACAGTATCGTAATGACAATGTTAGTATTTTAATTCCAGCGAGTGGGATAAGGGTAAATACCTCTCTTGGGATTGAGGTCGAAGTTATAGATGCTGACGGTGTTTCCACCAGTGACCTTATTTACTCAAGCATTTCAATGATGTACCAGTAGGTAAGCATATAAAATGAAATCAACAGACGTAATTTCTGCGTATGTAAATACTAGGTCAGATCCTACTACCAAAGTAAAGATTGTAGACGTAGGTGATTCTGGATCTTGTCGTTTGTTTTCCGTGGTCTGGGTTCCCTATAGCGTTGCCACCGGAAACACCCCAGGCATAGAGATTTGGTCAGGAGATCCTGACTCTGGTGGGTCTGAGATTTATCAAGATTCAATCAATGTTGGTGGCGGGTATAGCACTACTGCATACACAAACTTCCAAAAGTATGTTAATTATTATGAGTTCCCTTTGAATTACATCCTTTCAGATAAAGATCTTTATGTGAAAGGTATTAATCAAGGGATAAACAACGTAACTATCACTTACCAGTTGGGTGGTTAAAGATGTCTTTTGGTTACTGCCAGACATACAATGACCAATTAGATCCGTCTTCAGCGGATACCCGTTATTTAATAGGGTCTGGTTCCCTTCCATCCTCTATTAGACTTCTTGGATTTTCATTTTTTCATTCTATCGGTCCAGTGTCGGAGTCAGCAGACAGGTTTAAGTTATTTGATGGAACTTCCTCTTCTTCTGTGATCTGGGCTTTTCCTATGCTTAGATCTTATTTCCTGCCGGGGGGTGTTGCGTGGTGTTCAAATCAAAACTCCATGCTGATGACCGATGATTCATTTTTAAAAATTAACGATGGGCTGGCGTATGAAGTTACAAGTACAGATTTTTCTAGTTCATCGTATAAAATCAATGTCACAGTTTTTTACTGTTAGGTGATGGCTTGAAAGTTTACCGCCTTTGCAAATCTGTATCTTTATACGTTGAGACTACTTCTTCTTCCAGTGGCTCTGACCTGACGGATGAGGTTGAACTTGCCGCTACTGGTAAGATCGTTTGCCTGCATTCCTTTTCAGCGAATTCATCCATCGTAGGAAGTGGTAATACCAGTATACAGATCTCTACTCCTGCGTATTTATATCTGGAGAAGATGGACGTTGGCAACACTGAGCTTTTAAAGATGCCATTAGACAACTCTACAGGTTCCGTTCTTAATATTGATCAGGCAGGCATCGCTCAAAATATGCTTCACATCCCTGGACCGGGCTTGTTCTCAAATGATGGAATGCGGGCAAGAATCGAAGTTCCTGCCGCAACGTTAACTGCGGGAGTCACCATTTCCATAGGTGTGTCTAACTTGGTTTATTCCGTATGAGCATAAATAGTCATTGCAATATTTGGTACACGAACGATCCCTATACCGCCCCGGAAGCAGGGACTAAGATCATTAATGGACGATCAAGAGTCTATGCAGTATGGGTTTCGAGTGGAGACAGTGGGGTGGCGGCAGCATCTGGTGGGCAGACTTTAAGCTGTCCGATCCTCCTGAGGACTGCTTCTTCTGGTGATATCCTTTATGAAGCAGCCTTCATGGCTCCATACTAACTTTCATACCTATACCCATTATTTTGGTGGGAATGGTCTCTTGTTTAAGGATGAGGTTTGGTATGGCGTGAGGGATAATGACCAGACGGATTCTTCTAGTGCGGAGCCGAACATATTTGTTGGAATTGTTTACTCTGGCGGGGTAAATGCTTGATGGCTTCCGTGACGCACACTGCTTTCTGGGCCTCCATTGGCATCGTTGCGACTACCATAGGAGGTCTTTTTACTATGCAGCTTTCTCATGCTGGAGAAAACGGACATAGCTCTATGGTGGATCAGGCCGAGGTGTCTGAGGTTAAAATCAATATTGAGCGAATTTCAACGGAAGTGAAGCATAATCGAGAATTGCTTAGTGAACTCAAGATAGAGATAAGAGATATGAGAGATAAGCAAGAAGAGGTGAGTGCAGAGATTCTGGAGGCTATCCGTGGCAACTAGCGGTGCAGTTACATTCTTGCCGGATGTTGGAGAACTCGTTGAAGAAGCTTACGAGAGAGCCGGACTCCAGATGGTCTCTGGTTACGACCTCCGAACGGCTAGGAGAAGCCTTGACTTCCTGTTGATGGAATGGGCGAACAGAGGGATAAACCTCTGGTGTGTCGAAGAGGATTCGTTGGCTTTAGAGGTTGGGGAAGGCCAATACGATGCAGCGAACACCACTCCGAATATTGCGGTGTCGATCCTTGAGGCGGTCCTCCGTTCTGATGAGGGCGATACAGCGAAGCAAGTAGATTACGATCTAGGCAGAATATCCAGGGATACATATCTAAGTATTCCTACGAAGCTCACAACGGGTAGACCCACTCAGTTTTATGTGGATAGGCAGCAAGGGGTGATCAAGATCAACCTTTGGCCTATCCCGAATGATGCAACTCAGAAGCTTGTCTACACCTACATAAGAAGAATGCAGGACAGTGGTCCCGGCGGAACATATGATGCCGATGTGCCTGCGAGATTCTGGCCTGCCCTAGTGGCGGGTCTTGCTTATAGCATCGCGATGAAGAAGCCAGAAGCGTCGGGTCGAATCCAGATGCTCAAGCAGGTTTATGACGAGCAGTTCCAGTACGCAGCAGATGAGGATCGAGAGAAGGCTCCTCTTAGATTCTACCCTGGTGGTTACAGCTAGTGGGGAACTACGCGAAGGGCAACAGAGCCTTTGGTTTTTGTGATCGTTGTGGGTTCAGATATAAACTCAAAGAACTCAGGACAGAGACAGTGAATCTGTCCAGAACTAATCTTCGTGTTTGCCCAGTCTGCTGGGATCCAGATCAACCACAGAACATGCTCGGAAGAATTCCAGTTGATGATCCTCAAGCCCTTAGAGATCCTCGACCTCTAGGCGCGATCTCGGGTAGAGATCTTCAGGCTGCTTATCGGTGGGATTTCTCAACAGGAACTGCGCTAACGAATCCAACGAGGGTTGATGGTTGGTGGGCTAATCAAGGAATTATCAATTGGGACTCAGCTAACGAGACCTTGAATTTTGTTTCCGATGGGACTTCAGCTAATCCGGGTGATCCTTGGCTGAACCAGGGATATAACACTGTGAGTTATCCGAGTGTTCCCCTGTCTATAGATGCTTCCGTTTATAAATATGTTGTGAGTTCTTTTAGGGTTAATCGGTTTCCAGACCTTGAGCCCGACGATCGCTACTTGTATGACTTTCAAGGTTCCTTGTTTTGGGGCAAAGACACAACCACGATTGGTTTAGTTCCCATATCTTCAGTTTCGATTGATCGGTTTGGGAATGGAACTTTTACATTGACGACCCCAGGCACGGGTCCAGTTGTAGGCAATAGGGTTCAACTGAACGGGCTCTCAGGAACTTATCCTCAGTATGGTGGAGGGAGCTATTCACTTACAAGCCTCAGTGGCGTTCCACCTACGGATGCCGACTTGTACCTAGTGAATTGGATGGTTTCTGCTGCGGATTCTACCACTTTCACCCTCTCTGGTTTAGAGATTGGTGGTGTTATTTTGGATGGGGATGGCTCTTCTGTTTCCCTTGGGCTCTCCCGCACAGTGGGTCCGC